TTTCCATTATAGATTTATTTTTTTTACTACTTTATTATACGCATTTTACCCTTTATTTGCGACTGTATTTTTTTACCCAGAGCTAAAAATGCTTTGTCAAAATCATTTTTTAGTAGTCTATCGTCTAAGTGTAATATATCAACTTCTTCATCGGTAAAAAACCATTTACGAATTTTTACAACTTCTTCCAAACCACCACCACCAGTTAGATGTTTTCTTCCGTAATTCTTTCTAATATTTGAAAATACTTTTACGGTATTCTTATCTTGGTTTGTTTTTATTTTTATACTTCCCTTTAACCCACCGAACAGTACCATTGTTCTGTCTGCTCCACCCTGCTTATCTTTCCAGTCCATATAGCTAGGGTGTAAAGGTTCGTATGGCTCTCCGTATATATCTACCCCCATACCACGACCTCTGAATGCACTATCAACTTTCTTTTTTGCTGCTCTGCCTATTGGCAATATTACACTATCGAATGCTAATTTAGAAAAAGCGTCTTTTGATAATTTGTTGAAATCGACATTACTTTTGACTGTTATCTTCATCTTCTACCTCTTGTACTTCTTCTACTGGTTCTTCTGGCAATGACGCACTATTGACATCTTTGTTTTCTTCGATGATTTTCTGTGCTTGTTCAACACTCAAATCCTTGTTTTCATCTGCCATTATCTTTGCTTCAGTAGTTAAGTTATGCTTTAATTGATATTCACTTAGCATAATCTTATCTTGGGTAGTCATCGGATATTCGACTTCAGAGAAATCGACTTTGAATCGTTTGGGATCTGGTAACCCTAAACTGTTTATTTGTGATAAAGCATATTCTACTTTATAGAAATCATTTTCATACTGACGATATAATTCTTTATCGTCCATAAAATCTTCGTGGCGTTCTAAGTCTTTAATCATTAGTGATATACCACTAGGTACTTCTCCACCAGATTGTGCGAAGGTAACAAATAAATGATTATTTAACGCCACTAATTCTATTTGCCATTTAATGTTTTCGATAACATCTCTTACATTTCCTTGTGGAGCAACAATATTATAGTTACTTCCCTCTGGCAAAGTTAAAATTTCATCTGATCCTGCTCTAACATTAGAGTTATCAGATATAAGTCCAGTTACTACTGGCTGACCAAACATTTGGAATCTTAGTCCTAATTGCATTTCAGTCATTGTAATATTGATATGCTCATTAGCAGATACTAAATCTGTAGCACCTTCAACAAAGAAAGAATCTAATTGTTCTTCTCTGTGAGTAAATACAAAAGGCAATACACCTAGATTGTGTTCTACCTCTTCAAATACATCTCCATTCTCATCAAACTTGATACATCTTTCAGAATCCCAGTAAGCATATTTTAATTGTTCAGTATCTCCAATCTCTGCGTGTCCGTGCATCATTGGATAAACAATAGCTTCTGGCTTATAAGGGTTGTCGCCAAAGTATGGCTCAAAATAATAAATAGGACGATAATCAAATTTTTGTGATTCTTCATCATACATTACATAAGTAGCACACGTCCCAATAAGTCTAGTCATACGTTCCATTTGTTTCATACGAGCATTCTTCTTTTCAGTCATCTCGTCATATTTCTTGGTTACGTTTCTTTTAGCACCAATCGTATATATCTTGGACATACGATTTACAAATTTCTTTACAATATTAGTATTGTAGTGAGGAATTTCTTGGAATGCGTCAGACTTAAAATAATCTTCTATATACTGATGAGTTAGTGAACCAGAATAATAATCTAATGACTTTCTAACTTCTTCCCTTCTAGCTTTTGCTTGTTCTTCTTTAAAGTGCGTTAATGAATCTTGTATAATCTCTTGTGGTGTAAAAATCATTTGTTTTCCTATTATCGTGATATTCTTCCAATGAAGTTACTTCTAATTGGAAATCTATTCAATATAAAATATCGGAAAGCATCGCAACCGTGTTCATTGTATCCATCTTTGATAGGATTCTCTGAAATTGCCTTACCTTCTACTGCTTCTGGGAATCGATAGTTCTCAAAATCTTCTGCAATACCAACACATCTATTATCTACTTTTATTCTTCTTAATCCATCTGCATTTTCAAAAAAACCTCTACAATAACTTATACCACCTTGAATATTACGAGATAGTTTGTCCATACGATATTCCACGTAAATTCCGTGCTTTCTAAAGATATGAATATCCCCCATTCCAGATTGACCTTGAACAAACGTACCAGCAGGATCGCCATAGTAAGTAATTACAGGATAATTCTTTTTCTTAATCATTTCTGCTAATTTATCAGTAGGTATATTTCGTTCGTGAATTATTTCATCAATAATATTAATATGCCAGTTTCCATCTTGTTTATACGTTTGAAACCACAATACTGATGGCATACGAAATCCAAAGTCCATTGAACAATAGGTTGGTAAGTCTGGATTGTAAGGAACATCTCCCATATCTTTTTGCCTATCGAATGGATATACTCGTCCTTCCATTGAAGTAAACTTTGCAGCAAACTCCTGGTCAAATAGTTCTTTGGACATATTACGTTTACGTTCTAATAAAAACTTATCTTTTTCTCCATCTGGAAATGCGTGTTCGTTTTCCCAACTTGGAGATTGCACACTACACCATTGCTCATCACTTTGTCCCAATAGAAATAAATCATAAATCCAATTAAACCCTTCTGGAGTGGTAATAAATATAGCTTTACCTTTTCTGTCAATTAGCGTTGGAGATAAATACATATCCCAAATCTTTCTTGGCATTTTTGCAGCTTCATCAATAATTAATAAATCAACACCTTCCCCAACTAATGAATCAGGATTTTCACAAGACATACCTTCTACTGTTGTTCCCCATTTGAATTTTATATACTGCTCTTTTTCCGAAGCTCTATCAATATCGTTTCCTTTACCAGCTACCATATCTTTCCAAATCTCACGAAACATTAATCGTGATTTCTTGTAGGATAAGCCAACTAGCCATATTTTTTTATTAGGTTGTGCAGCGTAAAATTCTGCTTCTCGATATGCAGCAGTAGTTTTCCCATACCTTCTACCACAAATATTTACGAAGTAAGATGCAGTATGCTTCTCTGGAAAATGCAACTTTCGTTGTCCTGCGTGTGGCACATAATTCATAAAATCGAACCATTGCTCCTTGAAATCAAACTCTTTTATTTTTTTTGACATTTGAATTGTTCTTAATTTAATTCATAATTAACTTAAAGCCATATAATAATCCACTAAAGGAGTTAAAATGTCTGAAGAAATACAGAATACAGCCGTAGAGGAAGCTGTAAAAGAACCTCAAGTCAATAAAGACGAAAAAAAGTTAGATCAAGCTGTTCCATACTCTCGATTTAATGAAGTTGTGAAAGAACGCAATGAATTAAAATCGAAAATGGAAAATATTAATCTCGAACAGGAAGAACAGCGTAAAAAAGTTTTAGAAGAGCAAGGGGAATATAAAACCCTACTTTCCGAAGAACAGAACAAGAATGCAGAATTGTCGAAGCAATTCGATGAAATATCTACTGCATTCAATGGATATGTTACAGAAGAAAGAAACGCCCTACTAAATCAAATTCCTGAAAGTAAGCGAGAAAAATTTGAGAAGGTAGAGGATTTAACGCTTCTTCGAACAATTACTGAAGAGTTCAACCAGAAAGCTGGAGTTAATGTTGGCAACGTAGAAAACCAAGTCAATGTTCAAAAGTTTAAAGGAAACCCTTTTGGGAAAATGGATTCCAACACAGATCGAAGAAAAGGTCATAAAGACTTGTTAAGCCACTATCTTAAGAAAAAAAGATAAACTTAAATTCCTGAGGAGGAAAATAAAATGGCTGATGGAAATGTAACTCCAACAACGGCTGCCAATTTTATCCCAGAAATGTGGAGAGATGCAATTCTTGACTACGCTGAAAGAAAATTTCAGTTAAAAAATCAAGTATCTGACTTCTCATCTATGTTATCTGAAGGTGGCGACATTCTTCATATACCTAAGGTAACTGAAGAAACTGCAGCATCAAAAACAGCTGGTACTGCAGTAACATATACTAACAATACAGATGGTAAAGTTGACTTAACAGTCAATCAACATCACTACGAAGCTAAAAGAATCGATGACATCGTAAGAGTCCAAGAATCTGCTGACCTATTCAATGCTTATGCAAAGAGTATGGGTTATGCTTTAGCTAAAAAAGTAGAAAATTACATAGCAGTTGATATTATTCAAGCTGCTACTGGTAATGATGTAACCTTAAGTGCAGATAACACTATGACAACTGCACTATTAAGATCTGGTTTGCAAAAACTACTTGATGCAGGACACGATTATACAGACGGAGAAACTTTTATGTATGCTTCTCCAGCTGCATATATGTCTTTACTTTCTTTGGGCGACTTTAGTGAAGCTCAAAAGAGAGGAGATCAAGAAAATCCTAATGTGAGTGGTAAGATCATACAAGCTTATGGATTAAGCTTGTTCCCTTCTACTGACTGGGACGATGATGGTGGTTCAGGCGATGAATCTGCTTCTATCTTTAAGAAAGATTCAGTTTACTTCGCACAACAAATTGCTCCAAGAGTTCAAAGTTCTTATGACATTGATCACTTGGCGACATCTGTTGTAGCCGATGTATTATTCGGTGCTGTGTTATCACACGGAGCTAGTTCAACATCACTAGGTGTTGTGAACTTTAACAATCCGTAAGGATAGTTAATTGTGGGGGGATTTATTCCCCCCACTATACAATTTAAAAGGGACATATATGGCTAATTATACTTCAACTCATACTGGAGCTGTAATTGATGCAGCAGTAACTAAAATAACTGCTACTTCTTCATCGGCTACCGAACTCAATTTATTAGATGGTGTTACTGCAACTACTGCCGAAATAAATATTTTAGATGGCGTTACATCAACTGCTGCAGAACTAAATATACTTGATGGAGTAACTTCTACAGCATCAGAATTAAATATTTTAGATGGTGTTACTGCGACAGCAGCAGAAATAAACTTATTAGATGGCTTAACTGCCACTACAACAGAATTGAATCTTATAGATGGCGTAACTGCAACAACAGCAGAAATCAATTATATTGATGGCGTTACATCTAATATACAAACACAATTAAATTTAAAAGCTCCAATAGCAGGAGCTACTTTTACAGGAACAACAACCTTTGCAACATTATCTGATGGAACAATAGCAGTTACTGCTTGGGTAGATGAAGATAATATGGCTTCTGATTCTGCAACATTGATCCCAACACAACAATCTGTTAAAGCGTATGTAGATACTACTGCTCAAACAACTGAAGAAGTTCAAGATATAGTAGGAGCAATGTTCTCAAGTAATACTGAATCTGGTATTACAGTTACTTACGAAGATGGAGATGGCACAATAGATTTAACAGTAGGTACTCTAAATCAAGATACTACTGGGAATGCAGCTACTGCAACAGCATTAGAAACTGCAAGAACAATTCACGGAGTTTCTTTTAATGGAAGTGCAAATATAGAT